ATCGGCGAGGTCACGCGGCAATCGATCGAGATCATCCTTCCCAATGGGGTGCGCCAGCGCCTCTACAATCCTGACGTCGAACAGCCCTGGATGCGGCGGGTCCGGTAGCTGCGGCATTTCGATTGGACAATTTCGACCTCTCGTGAGTATCTATTGCCGGAAGCGCAGTTCGGGCCGCCAAATGCGAAGCAACGGCGACGAGGGCGAATCCACCCGAAAGCTCGGCCGAGCGATGGGACGCTCGCTAATCCCTTTCCCTTCTATCCCCCACCAGACGACTTGTATTCGCAGGCATGACTCGGGAGATTCCGATGTATTCGGCCGACGGCCGTTCTCTGGGCTTTCGCTCGCTGGACTCTGCGCGCCGTCTGATCGCGAATGGTTTCGTCGAAGCCGTCTACGGGCGCAAGGGCCACTTGAAGGCGATCCATGCGAAGCAGCCAGACGGCGCCTCGGCCATTACCACGCGAGTGCCCACCGGAACTCGCTACAGCTTCTGGGAGCGGCTCGACAACGGAACTGTCGCCTGGCGGCTGAAGCGCCTCGGCAAGGGCGATGAACTCCGGCCGGTCTTCCTCACAGTGGTGAGCGACTGCCTGGTGAAATCGTGAGGGCATCTGAGGAAATTCCTCAGATGGGTCCTTCCCGGGCCTCGCCTGCGGCGGGTAGGTGGATTGCACGCTGCGGCTAGCGCCAGGGTCAAAAACCAGGTTGACGCGAGTTGACGCGGCTTGATGCAAGTGGTTGCTACGGAATCTGTTGAGCCGTCACCCGGTCTGTTCGCCGTGGTTGACAGGCTGCCAGGACCGAGAACCTGCCGTCAGCGATGAGCATTCGGCCCGTCCACAACGTGACGGGCCAACCTTTCTGATCTAAAACCAACCTTCGAAGGGAGAACAAACAACCATGCCTGAAGTTGCCACCCCGAACCAGGCCGAACGCGAGTTCGAGACCGGGACGGACGAATCGTTCAAGAATACGAGCGCCACCGCAGGGGCCGCCCACAGCGAGAACCAGCGCGTGACGTTCGCCAACATCAAGCGCACCTACGACGTCTACCAGGACCTGGACATCCAGGCTGCGCGCCAGGCGCTGACCGAGCAGACCCGTCTGAACCAGATCGCTTCGCAGGCGCTGCAAAACGCGGTCGAGACGGCGAACCTCGTGTCGAAGCAGGCTGTGCGCCATGGCGACATCGCCATCGACGGCCAGTGGAATCCCATTCAGCAAGGCGCGGGCGACACGCTGACGGCGCGGGCAGTGTCCATCGACGACGTGTCGCTCAAGGCCATCGGCGCGGTGGTCGCCGCCGCCGTGGCTGATGCGCTGGCGAGCCGCAAGTAGTCTTTCTCCTCCAGGCGCAGGAAGGGGCGGCTGCGCTCTCGGACGCGTGGCCGCCCCTCTTTTTCACACGAAGGTGAACTCTCTTGTCTGACCGCTTCGCATTGGAGGCACGATCGTTCGGCAAGGTCGCCGTGGCCGCGCCCGGCACGCCGGTGCGGTTGACCGCGGATGAGACCTTGCGCGCGGTCCGCCTGCGCTTCGCCACGCTGATCGGCGAGACGGGCCGAGTGTTCCTCGGCGTGGCGGGAATGAACAAGTCGACCGGCGCGGGAGTGATCAAAGAATTCTGGCCAACGGGCGTAGGTGGCGGCGTTGCGGACGACCTCGTTCTCGAATCGCCGAACGGCCTTCGGCCCTCCGATTACTGGATCGACGCCAATGTCGCGGGAGAAGGCCTGATGGTGGCCTATTGGCTTCCCACTCCCTACTGGGCGCCGTAATCCGATGATTCGCGAACTGCGGATCTGGTGGCGGCTGCGGCCGCTGCTCAAACAGTTTCAGGAGCTCACAAAGATGAGGTTTTCGGTGAACGTCGCAATTCAGATGTTGGCGCTGGTGGCGCAAGGCCTGAATGCCACCATTGACCTGCTGCCCGGGCGCGGGAAGTTCTGGGCCATGGTCGGGCTGTCGGCCGTGCAGGGCGTGGCGGCCGTGCTCGCCCACTTCGCCAACCCGGATGGCACGCCGGCCGAGGCGCCCTACATCAAGAAGTGAAGACGGATATCCAGATCGAGCGCTGGCCCATCGAGCGGCTGGTTCCCTTCGCTCGCAATCCGCGCACGCATACCGAGGAACAAGTCGCGCAGATTGCGGCCTCAATCGTCGAGTTCGGCTGGACGAATCCAGTCCTTGTGGGCGCGGATGGCGTGGTCATCGCCGGGCACGCGCGGCTTCAGGCGGCGCGCAAGCTGGGCATGAGCGAAGTGCCGGTGATCGTGCTCGATCACCTGACCGAGGCCCAGCGGCGGGCGCTGGTGATTGCTGATAACCAGCTCGCCCTGGCGGGCACGGGATGGGATGAAGAGCTACTGCGCGGGTTGCTCGTCGATCTGCGCCAGGACGAGTTCAACCTGGACGTACTCGGGTTCTCCGACGAGGAACTCAACACCTGGTTGGCCCAGGAGCCCGACTCGCAGGCGGGCCTCGCCGAGGAAGATGCCGTGCCCGAGCCGCTCGAGGAGCCGGTCACTGGCCGCGGCGACCTGTGGATTCTGGGCGACCACCGGCTGTTGTGCGGGGATTCGGCGAACGGCGAAGACGTGAAGCGCCTGGTGGAAGGCGCGCCCATCGACCTGGTCAACACCGATCCGCCTTACAACGTGAAGGTCGAGCCGCGCTCCAACAACGCCATTGCTGCCGGGTTGTCGTCGTTCGCGGGCCTGCAACATCATCAGAGCTTCGACGTTCACCGGGGCGCATCCAAGGCCAAGGCCACCACGAAGAAGATGCGGCCGAAGGACCGCGCGCTCGCCAATGACTTCATGAAGGATGGCGATTACGACGTCCTCCTCAGAAAGTGGTTCGGCAATCTGGCGGGGGCGCTCAAGCCGGGTGGAGCCTTCTACATCTGGGGCGGCTATGCCAACTGCGCCAATTATCCGCCCGCGCTCGCCGAATGCGGCCTGTACTTCTCGCAGGCGATCATCTGGGTGAAGGAACACCCAGTGCTCACCCGCAAGGATTTCATGGGCAACCATGAATGGTGTTTCTATGGCTGGCGCGAGGGCGCGGCGCACTGGTTCAACCCGGAGATCACGAACGCGACGGATGTGTGGAGCGTGAAGAAGGTCAGTCCGAACGCCATGGTGCATCTGACCGAGAAACCGGTGGAGCTGGCCGTGCGGGCGCTGACGTATTCCTCGAAAGCCGGCGAGACGGTGCTGGATCTATTCGGTGGTTCGGGCTCAACGCTGATCGCCTGCGAGAAGCTCGGGCGCCGGGCGCGCCTGATGGAGATCGATCCACCCTACTGCGACGTCATCATCCGGCGCTGGCAGGAGTACGCCGGAAAGGCGGCGACGCTGGAAGCCGATGGACGCAGCTTCGATGAGGTCCGCGACGAACGAGTGCACGCTCGAGCGTGAGCTCGAGCGGTGCCGGAAGGAGATTGCGGAGATCGAACGGCAGATCCTTGCCGGGCATCCAGACGTCGCCGGCCTGTGCCTGGCGCTGCACGACTGGGCGCAGGAGTTGCGGATCCTGCAGCGGGAGCGTGAGCAATGGATGAACGGGTCCTGACGGCCATCGTGCCGGCCATTGGGTTGGTCTCGGGGTTGATCGCCACCTATGTCAGCCTCCAGAACCGGGCCTTGCTTGCCGAGGTTCGCAAGGAACTGGCCGAGCTCGAGAGCCGGATCATTCTGCGCCTCAATGGTCTGTACGTCAGGCGGGCCGAATGTGAGTTACACAACGCGCTGCTGGAGGAGCGGATCGAGGGAATCGTGCGGCAGAAGAGAGAAACCGCCAGCGACTGAGGCTGGCGGCGTTGTGGGAGCTCAGATGCTACTGGGTCTTGAGGCGGTAGGAACGCGCCCCATCGGGCGTCTTGAGGGATTCGACCGTGAGCCCCATCTTCTTACCGAGCGTGCCGGAGATAAAGCCCCTCACGCTGTGAGCTTGCCAGCCGGTTGCGGATTGGATATCGGCGAGCGTGGCGCCTTCGGGGCGGCGCAGGAGTTCGAGCACGACGGCTTTCTTCGAGCCTTCGCGCGCGTCCTTGGGTGGGGTGGCCTCCTTGCTCGACTTGGCCTTCCTCGGCGCGGCAGGGGCCGCCTGTGGCGCGGGGGTAGGCGTCAGGGCTTGGACCGCGCGCCAGATCCGCGCGACGGCGGTCTTGCGGTCGGCGAATTTCTTGACCGGCTTCAAATCGCCGAAGGGCGGCACGCCGGCAAAGCCGTTCCAGATCTCAACCAGGCGGTCGGTGGGCCAGCTGGCGGCGAGTTTGGCGAGTTCCTTCTCGCTCGAGAATCGAACCTGACCCTCGGGGATCGCTTCCCCGGCGAGATAGGCGGTGATGGTGTTGTCGGTGTCGATGGCAAACGTCGTCATGGTGAGGTTCCTTTCTATCGGTTCATGCCGGCGAGTTGATCACCGGCGGTAATCGAGAGGTTCTTGTAGTAGGCGCTGGCGACCCTGGCCCAGCCCCACGGGGTTGTGATCTCGTGGCGGACGGCGATGCGGCTGAGCTTCAAGCGGTGCGTGCCATTGTCGAATTCCTTCTTGAGGTGGCCCCAACGGTCGAGCTTCCAGCCGTTGCGGGTGGCCCAGGTGCTGAGTTCTTCGCGAGTGATGGGCATGGCCTCAGTCCTCCTTCTGACGGCGGTCGATCAGGCCCGAGGCGTCCTCGACAGACTGCCGGATGTCGTTCCAGCAGTCGCGGCAGAACTGGGCTTTGTCGAGAAGTAGCCCCTCGCGGTTGGTCAACACGAGCTCGCGGTAGATCGGCTTGGCTTCATCGCACAGCGAGCATTCGATGTAGGGTGTTGCGGTCATGGTTCGTCTCCCCGAGTGGTCAGTAGTGGATGGCGTACAGCATCCGGTGGTCTTGGCAGAACCGGACGATGAAATCCGCGGCGGCCGCCTCGGATTCGAATCCGCTGTCTAGCACCTGGCCATGGATGTCGAGGATGGCCCAACGGTGCGAGTCGCGGCGAACGAAGAAGTCCATCTTGGTGGTCTTTTTCTTCATGCTGGTGTTCCTCATGGCGACTCCATTCATTCCTCGGGGGGCGCCGAACAATCAAGCGAAATCGAACATCTGAATTTCGCGACGTTTCAAACAGATAGAGGCCGCTATGTTGGATAAGCTGATGACCCAGGCCGAGTACGCGCGGCACCGCGCGAAGAGCCGCCAGTACATCAGCCGCCTGGTCAAGGCCGGCGTGCTGGTCATGCGCGGCGGCAAGGTCGACGTGGCCGCCTCTGACGCCGTGCTTGACGACCGGCCCGAGCCGGTCTCCGAACGCGTGGCCGCCGCGCCTATGGAGACCGCGCCCACCGGGACCACCTTCGCCCAGGCCAGGACCGCCGACATGGTCTTCAAGGCCCGGCTGCGCAAGATCGAATACGACCAGAAGATGGGCAAGCTGATGGAGACGGACCTGTTCCGGCAGCGGATCGAAGCGATCCTCGTGGCGATCAAGGAACCACTGATGGCATTGCCCAATCGAGTCGCGCCGGAGGTTGCTGCTCTAACCGATGAACGCAAGGTGTGGGAAGTACTGATGCGGGAGGTGAGATCGACTTTGCAAGATGCTCACCGGGCAGTTCAGTATGCGCGTTGACGAGATCCAGATCCTGGCGGCCGATGTGCTGTTGCCGCCGCCGGACCTCACGGTTTCCCAGTGGGCCGATCAGAACCGGCGGTTGTCGTCGGAGTCGGCCGCGGAGAAGGGTGAGTGGCGCACGGACCGGGCCCCGTACCAACGCGCGGTGATGGACGCCATGGGACCGTCGAGCCCGTACGAAACGGTCGTGATGATGTGGGCGGCTCAAAGTGGCAAAAGCAGCCTTCTGGAGAACTTCCTCGGCTACATCATCGAACTCGATCCCGGGCCGGTGCTGCTGGTCGAGCCGCGCGAGGTGGATGCCGAAGCGTTCTCGAAGGACCGTCTCGCGCCGATGCTGCGCGACACGCCGTGCCTGCGTGGCAAGGTGGCGGATGCGCGCTCGCGCGATTCGAACAACACGATCCTGCACAAGAAGTTTCTGGGCGGCTCGATCACGCTCGCGGCGGCGAACTCACCGGCCGGCCTGGCGATGCGATCGATCCGCTACTGCCTGCTCGACGAGGTGGACCGGTATCCGGCAAGCGCGGGCAGTGAAGGCGATCCGGTAAACCTCGCCATCACTCGCACGGCGAACTTCTGGAACCGGAAGATCGTGCTGTGCTCGACGCCGACGACCAAGGGCGCCTCGCGCATCGAGCAGGCCTGGCTCAACTCGAACCAGCAGAGCTTCTGGCTGCCGTGCCCGCACTGCGGCGCATTCCAGGTGCTCGCCTGGGGCAACCTCGTCTGGCCCAAGGATGCGCCGGAGAAGGCCGAGTACCGCTGCGCGCACTGCTCGAAGCTGATCGCCGACTGGCAGAAGCACCAGATGCTCAAGGCCGGCGAGTGGCGCGCGGCGCGGCCCGAGGTCAGCGACATCGCCGGCTTCTGGATCAACGGCCTGTACTCGCCCTGGCGCAAGTGGGGCGCATTGGCGAAGAAGTTCCTCGCGGACAAGAAGTCGATCGAGACGCTGCGCGAGTTTGTGAATACGGTGCTCGCCGAACCGTGGGACGATGCCGCCGAAACCACGGTCGATCAGGCGGCGGTGATGGCGCGGCGCGAGCACTACCGGGCGGCGGCGCCGTATGGGGCGGTGGTACTGACCGCAGGCGTCGACGTGCAGAAGGACCGGCTCGAGCTGGAGCTCGTGGGCTGGGGGCGAGGCGAGGAGTCGTGGTCGATCGAGTACCGCGTGCTGCCGGGCGATCCTTCGGGCGCGCTGGTCTGGCAGGAGCTGGACACGTACCTTGAACGCCGGTGGCCGCACGAGACGGGGATCTCGCTGCCGGTGGCCGCGTGCGCGATCGACTCGGGTTACGAGTCGCAGGCGGTATATGAGTTCTGCCGCACACGCTATCACCGGCGCATCTTTGCGGTGAAGGGCAAGGGTGGACCGCTGCCCGTTTGGCAGCGCAAGCCGACGGCGAAGAACATTCGCGGCGAGAAGCCGTGGATCGTGGGCACGGATACAGCGAAGGAGACGATCTACGGGCGGCTCAGGAATCCGACGCCGGGCACGCCCGGCTACTCGCACTTTCCAGCGGACCGCGAGGAGACGTACTTCGAGCAGCTCCTGGGCGAAGTGCTGGTGACGACGTATGCCAAGGGGCAGCCGAAGCGCGAGTGGCGGCCGAAGCCGGGCGTGCGGCAGGAAGCGCTCGATGCGCGCGTTTACGCATACGCCGCGCTGCGGGCCCTCGTGTCGATGGGGCTCTCGCTCGACAACGAAGCCGACCGGATCCTGGCGGCCAACCGGCCGCGGCCCGTGCCGGAGGATGACACGGACCGAGCAAAGTGGCTGGGTGACCGCGGAAGGAAGTGGCTCGCGCGATGAAGGTCAGAAGTCAGGCGCAATCCTCTGGGCCCACGTGGGAGTACCTCGTCATCACAAGCGAAGCTGAGTCGGCGGCCGTGCTCGCCGAGTATGGCGCGCAGGGGTGGGAACTCGTTACCGTCGTGCGCGAGTTTGGGACCCGAGCGACGTTCTACTTCCAGCGCCGGAGAAGCTAGATGCCCTGGACCCAGCAACAGCTCGACGCTATCGAGGCGGCGATCGCCAGCGGCGAACTGACCGTCCGCTTCGGTGACCGCACCGTGACCTATCGCTCGATGGATGAACTGCTCCAGTCGCGGGCCGTGATCAAGGAAGCGCTGGCCGCCGAAGCCGGCACGGCGACCGACCGTTTCTCGTTTGCTCAGACCTCAAAAGGATGAACTGGCTCGACAAAGCAATCGCCTGGGTGTCGCCCGAGACTGGTTTGCGCCGGCTTCGTGCACGCCGCGCGGGAGATCTGATCCGTCTGGCATACGAAGGCGCACGCACCGACCGGCGCACGGGCGGGTGGATTACCACCGGCAACTCGGCCAACGCCGAGATCTCCGTGGCGCTCGCGAAGCTGCGCGAACGCTCGCGCGACCTGATTCGCAACAACGCCTACGCGGCGCGCGCGGTGGCCGAGGTCGTGGGCACCGCAATCGGCACGGGTATCACGGCGCAGGCGCGAACGGCCGAGGCGGACCTGGACGGGTTGATCAACACTGCGTGGGCCGAATGGATCGACGAGTGCGATGCCGACGGGCAGCTCGATTTCTACGGGCTCCAGGCGCTCGTCGCGCGCACGGTGTTTGAAAGCGGCGAGTGCCTGGTCCGCTTCCGGCAGCGGCGCGAAAGCGACGGTCTTACGGTCCCGTTGCAGCTTCAGGTGCTCGAGCCCGACTACCTCGACCACACGAAGACGCAGAAGACCGATACGGGCTACATCATCCAGGGCGTCGAGTTCGACCTGGTGGGCCGGCGGGTCTTCTACTGGCTCTACGGGCAGCATCCCGGCGACGTAGTCCAGACCGGCGTGCGCGGCGGGGCGTCGCTGCAATCCGTTCGCGTGCCGGCGAGCGAGGTGCTGCACATCTACCGCAAAGACCGCCCGGGCCAGGTGCGCGGCGTGCCGTGGCTCGCGCCGGTGGTAGTGACGCTACGTGATCTGGACGAATACGAGGAAGCCGAGCTGGTCCGCAAGAAGATCGAAGCCTGCTTTGCGGCGTTCGTGACACAGCCACAGGGACCGGACGGCCCGCCGATTGCACCGAGTGCTCCCGATGCAGCTACCGGCAAGCGGGTCGAGAGCTTCGAGCCGGGCATGATCGAGTATCTGAAGCCCGGCGAGGAGATCACCTTCGCTTCGCCGTCGGCGTCCGCGGGCTATCGGGATTACGTCGCGGCCAAGCAGGCGCAAATCGCCACGGGCTTGCAGCTCACCTACGAGCAGTTGACCGGCGACCTCTCGCGCGTGAACTACTCGAGCTACCGCGCGGGGCTTCTCAGCTTTCGCAACGGCATTGAAGGCTTCCGCTGGCTGACCTTCATTCCAATGCTTTGCGCGCCGGTCTGGGAGCGGTTTCTCACGATGGCCTACGCGGTCGGCGTGATCCCCGAGCCCGGGCCGTTCCGCGCCGAGTGGACGCCGCCCGGTTTCGGCAGTGTCGATCCGTACAAAGACTCCGTCGCCACGCTGAACCGGCTGCGCATGGGCACGCTCACGCTGCGCCAGGCGATCGCCGAGCAAGGCTACGACCCGGACGCGCAGCTCGAGCAGATCGCCGAGATCAACCGGTTGCTCGACGAGCGCGGCATCGTGCTCGACTGCGACCCGCGCCGCGTCACGCAGAGCGGCGCGCAACAGAAGGAGCTTCAAAATGACCCCAACGAGAGAACGGCTGGAAGCCCGGTTTGAGGCGCTGGCTGCGGCCGAGCGCGACGAACGCACGGCGACGCTCACCTGGTACACGGGCGCGTCCGTGCGCCGCTACGACGGGCGCGGACCTTTCGAGATGCGTTTCTCGATGGAGCCGGGCGCGGTGCGCATGGGCCGCCTGGCGAGCGGCTCGGCGCCGCTGCTCAACTCGCACCGCGACTTCACGGTCGACGACGTCATCGGCGTGATCACGCGGGCGTGGATCGAGAACGGCCACGGCAAGGCGGCCGTGCGGTTCTCGAAGCGCGCCGACGTCGATCCGATCTGGCAGGACGTCCAGGACGGCATCCTGCGCAACGCCTCGATGGGTGTGGCGATTCACGCCATCGAGGATGTGACGCCGCAGGGCGCGGCGATGCGCCAGGTGCTGGTGACCGACTGGGAGCCGGAAGAAGTCTCGCTCGTACCCGTCGGCGCCGACCCGGGCGCGGGATTCAAGTTCGAACGGGCAACTGGCCCACAGGAGCAGAAGATGGACGAAACCATCACGACCGCCACGGGCGAAGAGGCCCGTGACGAACTGAAGATCAACCTCGATGCCGAGCGGCAGGCCGCGGCACTGGCCGAACGCGCGCGCATCCGGGAAATCGAGAAGGTCGGCCGCACGCTTGGCCTCGATGCGCGGCTCATCGCCCAGCATGTCGAAGCGGGCACCTCGATTGAAGAGTTCCGTAAGCTTGCGCTCGACAAGCGGGCTGAAGAGGACGAGCGCGTGCCGATCCGCAGCGCGACGGCTGCCGTCACGCGCGACGAGACCGAAACCCGCCGCGCCGGGATCACGGCGGCGCTCTTGCACCGCTATGATCCGGCGGTCTTCCCGCTGAAGGACGAAATGGGGCGTGACTGGACCGGGCAGACGCTGCTCGATCTGGCGAAGGAGTGCCTGGAAACCTCCGGCACGCGCACGCGCCGGATGCCGCGCCACGAAATCGCCAAGCTGGCGCTTTCGACCTCGGACTTCCCCGCGATCCTCGCCGACGTCGCCAACAAGACTCTGCGCCAGGCCTACGAGGCCTACCCGCGCACGTTCCTGCCGTTCTCGCGCCGGCGCTCGGCGGTCGACTTCAAGAACATCAACGCCGTGCAGTTGGGCGAAGCGCCGAGCTTGATGAAGGTCAACGAGAAGGGTGAGTTCACCCACGGCTCGATCGCCGAATCGAAGGAGACCTACAAGCTCGCCACCTACGGCCGCATCGTCTCGATCACGCGCCAGACGATCATCAACGACGATCTGAGCGCCTTCACGCGCATCCCGGCGGGGTTTGGCGTGGCGGCGGCGACGCTTGAAAGCGACACCGTGTGGGGCATCATCACTTTGAACCCGGCGATGGGCGACGGCGTGACGCTGTTCCACGCCAACCACGCGAACCTCAACACCGGCGCGGGCAGCGCGCTCGCTTTGGCCGGCCTCGGGGCGGGCATGGCGGCGATGGCCAAACAGAGGGGTCTCGATGGCGTCACGGTGCTGAACGTGCAGCCGCGCTACCTGGTGGTGCCGGTGGCGTTGCAGCTCACGGCGTTCCAGATGATCGCGCCGAATCTCGCGCCGGCGAAATCGGCCGACCTCGTGCCCGATTACATCCGCGCGCTGACGCCGATCGCCGAGCCGCGGCTCGATGCGGCGAGCACGACGGCCTGGTATCTGTTCGCCTCGCCGGATCAGATCGACACGATCGAGTACGCCTACCTCGAAGGTCAGGACGGCGTGTACATCGAGACGCGGCAGGGCTTCGACGTCGATGGCGTAGAGATCAAGGCGCGCCTGGACTTCGGAGCCAAGGCCATCGACTGGCGCGGGCTTCAGAAGAACGCGGGCGCCTAATCGAGGAGGACGGACACATGAAGAACTACGTGCAGAAGGGCGAGACTCTGACGCTCACCGCGCCGTATGCGGTGAGTTCGGGCGGCGGGGCGCTCATGGGATCGATCTTCGGCGTTGCCGCCGCCGATTACGCGAGCGGCGCCGAGGGTGAGTTCCAGGTCGAGGGCGTCTTTGACCTGACGCGAGAGACCGGCGGCAGCACGGCCTGGTCGGCTGGCGACCTCATCTACTGGGACAACACCAATAAGCGCGCCACGAAAACCGCGACCAGCAACAAGCTGATCGGGGTTGCGGTGAGGGCCGCGGCCGACGGCGACGCCACGGGCCGGGTGCGGCTGAACGGGGCGTTCCTCTCCTGATGTCGTTCGCTGATTCCGTCAGCCGGGCGGACGAGGCCTGCCTGCGGGCCTTCGGGCGGGAGGTCCTCTACTTGCCTGAGGCTGGCGGGCAGGCCCCGATCCGCGCGGTGTTTCAGCCGACGCGGGAGGCTGAGGATTCCTCGCCTGGAGTCTATGCGGTGTTGTTCGTCCGGCTGGCGGACTTGCCAGGGATGCCCACACGCGGGGATGAAGTTGAAATCGGCGGCGTGCGTTACAAGGTCTTCGACATCGAGACCGATGCCGAAGGCGCCGCCATTTTGCGGTTGCGCCAGGCCGGATGAACTTCCGGTCAATTGGGCGGAAGTCCGAGAAAGCGCACTTCCGGAAAATCTTTCGGAAGTCGGACTTGTGCGCAATTGCGCACAAGTTCGTGGGGGAGCGGATGCCGAGCGTCCGGGTCTACCAGAAAAAGCAACTGCGGCTTGACCTGCTCAACTTCCGCCAGCGGCAGATGTATGAGCTGGGCGCGGCCGGCGTTGCAGCGGTGAAGGCGCGTCTCGCTGCGGCGCAGGGTCCGGAGGATTCCGCGGCCAAGCCGCTCACCAAGCGCTACGCAATTTGGAAAACGCGTAAGGCCAAGGGCAATCGCCGGAACCTCACCTTCACCGGTGACCTGCTGCGCAACTTCCAGGTCCGCACGGTAAGCGAGAACCGGGCGAAGGCGAACGTCTCAACCCGCAAGGACCGGATCAAGGCCTGGGCCAACCAGAAGCGCGAGGTCTGGATGGTGTTCTCGCCGAAAAACAAGGCCGCCGTCCTTGAGGCCGCCCGAAGAGTGCTCGATGCGATGAAGCCGCGTTTGCTCCTCGAACGCAGCCTGGGTGGAAGGCAGCGATGATCAACCCGGCGGAATTGGTCGACAACCTGGTCGCGTTGCTGCGCGACATCCCCGAACTGGTCGCCGAGATGGAGGGCGATGAGCAGCGAATCTTCGCCTATCACGATCAGTATCCGAAACGGGCGAGCCTCGCGGCGGCGATCCACGACATGCCTGCGCCTGGCGTTATGGCTGCCTGGCAGGGCACGCAGCCAGGGAGTTTCGGAGGCATCGATGTTTGGCGGCACCAGGTCACGCTCTACCTGCGGGCGCGCGAGACCTTCTTGGGCGACCCGCCCACTGCCTACTACCGGCTGTTCCGGCTGATTACGAAGGGAGTGCCATCGTCGGTGGATGCGCCGCTGATCAACGCTACGGTGCATCCGTCCTGCTACCCGATGGATCTTCCGCTGATCCAGAGGCACACCGACGCCGAAGGACTCGACTATTTCGAGGTGCCATTGAGTTTTACGGAGATGGGAGATGACTGAGACCGTACTCATGCGCTCGCCAGATGGCGAGGTGGAAGAGGTGGAGGCCACGCCGGCCGCGCTCGTGCCGCGGATGGTGCGCGGTTGGCGGCAGGTCACAGAAAGGGAGGTAACGCCTGATGTCCGTCGCGCGGATGCAGGAAATCCAGATCTGCTTCGGTAAGCAGAAGCAGGCCGACATCTCGACCGCCAACACCGGCGTCCAGATGTGGCAGTTGCGCAAGCTGAATGCCGCGCTCGCCAATCCGAAGCTCAACACCGAGAACGACGCCGAGGAGTTCGGCAAGGGTCACGAGTTTGCGACGCAGTCGTTCCAGACCTCCTGGGACGTGAGCGGAACGCTCGAAAAGTACCTGGGCGCCGAGATCGGCGCGTGGGCCATGGCGTTTGGCCTTGGCAAGGTGGTGAAGTCGGGCACGACTCCGAACTTCACCTACACTTGCACGCCGCTCTTCCCTGCCTCGGGCGACGCGGCCGAACTGCCGTACTTCAGCTTCGTCGAGCAGATCCGCCCGGGCGCGGGCGTCGTGGTGGACCGGATGGCGGTGGGCTGCGTGGTCGAAGGCTGGACCATCTCGATCGGCTCGGGGCCCGGCCGCGCAAACTCGAAGATCACGGTCGAGTTTGTGGGCTCGGGCAAGTATGTCGAACCCTCCGGCATCTCCATGCCAGCGGCGACGCTCGAAAAGCTGCTTCCCTCGGCGTCGCTCGCGCTGACGATCAACGGCGTCAACTACGTTTCGAACAAGAACATCGTCTCGCTCGAAACGTCTTGGAAGAACAACGTCCGCCTCGACGGCGGTTTCTTCCCTGGTTCGGGCTTCCAGACGCCCGGCGATGGCGCAAGCGGCGCCATCCGCGGCAGGTTGGAGTTTGGCAACCGCCAGGGCGCCCTCCGGTTCGTCGCCCGCTTCGAAAACGGCTCAACCGAACTCGCGAAGCTCAAGAGCCAGTCCACGGGCACGGCCGTGATCTCGCTCACCTACGACTCGAACAACTCACTGGAACTCACCTGGCACAGAGTCTCCTTCGCGACCGCCGAAGTCGGCGAGACGGACGGCATTGTTACCGTCTCAGTCGAATGCCTGCCCATGTGGGATGAGACCAACGGCATCGTCTCGGCGGTGGCCAAGTGCCAGGTGGACGGGATCTGCCAGTAGAGAGGACTTGCATGTTTGACGCGAACCAAACCATCGCCATGAACCTCCGCACGCCGGAGGGCCTCAAGACCGTGCGCTTGCGTTTCCCGACCGATGAGGAGTGGATCGAACGCCAAAAGAAGCGTAAGGTCATCGTGAAGCAACTGGGACGCGGGGTGTCCGAAACGACGATCCCTGACTCGGCGGAAGCCGATGCCGCGCTGCTCGCCAAGATCCGCGTGGCCGAAGAGAACGCGCCTGAGGTCGATGCCTTTGAGGCCAGCCGCATCATCGAACAGTTGAGCCAGGCTGAGGTGGATGACGTCGTCCAGGTGGGCGACGGCTTTCGTGTGACGATGCGCGTCTTGGGCGGCACGGTGAGCCACGTACTGCGCATGCCTTCGGCGAAAGACGTGTTCGAGTACCGGCGGGGCTTCGCGAGGGTGCTCGATCTGCCCTACAACCGCCAGGAGTTGATTATCAACCTTGGGGCGGCGGCCGCGCTCTTCAAGAAGCTCATCGAGTCTTCCGAGGGCTACGCCGGCGATGTCCCGATCATCCACCAGGCCGTCGCGGTCAAGGCCGCCATCGACGCCCTTGATGGCGCATTCCAGGAGTCCTGCGACCCAAACTGACGCCCGGGGAGTGGCCGGAGCAGCCCTCTCTGCGGTTTCTGATCCATTGGGCGCTGCGCCGAGAGGAACTCTGCGACCCGGGCCTTTGTCCGGACGCACCCGACGATGGCGGCCGTTGCGACCACTGCCCGCTGGACAGACTGGATGCCGCGCAATCCTCCGAGGCGGGTCTGCTGTTGCGGCGCGCGCTCGACCTTCGGGCGGCGCTGAAGCTGGGCGTCCGAATCGGCCTCGACGAGATCCGGGCCGATGAGTTCCAGGCGGTGGCGGTGCTGGAAGAGGAGCAGGAAACGCTCGACAGGGAAAGGCTTGACGCGAGTCGGCTCTAAGCTGCCTGATGAACCGGTTCGTGATGAAGGCGCATGAGCTGTTCCGCCTTCAGGGCAACCATCGCGTATGTGCGCCCTTGATCATCACTGAACTCGACTTCATACACTCCGGGCGCCCAACTCTCCACAACGGTCCCGACCTGGCCGCGGATCAGGCCGTGTTCCGGGAGGTCCTCCAGAAGGGCAACAACGGAATGCAGATTGATTTCCGGCATACTCTGCCTCTCCCTACAGTACATAACAAGTCGTCAGCCTGGGCAAGTCCTCGCCGTTGCGAACGATCCAGGCGCTGCGGATGAACACCTTTCGTTCACCCCACTGAAACTCGAAATCAATGGTGTAGCGACGCCCATAAGGGGTCGGCAGACCGGGCAATGCATCACCGTTCCGGGCTGCTTCGATCAATGCCCCGCGCAACGCTTCGGCGTCTACTTCCGTGATGCCAAGCGAGGCGAAGACGCGCGCCTTGTGACGCCCTCGCGTGTGTTGAAGGTTTAGGCAGTAGGCCGTCAGCTTCTGAATATCGACAATGGCCCGCTCCCCGTTCGGTAACCTCATCCAGTGCTCAGCGTAGCAATTCCCGTACGTCCGCATGGCCGCCGATAACAGGCTCGAACTCGTCGTTGAAGTTGACACCAACCGGGCCAATGCGTCCATCAAGAGCGTCAACGCGAGCCTGTCCAGCATGGAGGCTTCGGCGGTCAAGACCGCCCGGGGCGCGGCGCAGGGAATCGACGGAATGACTGCCGCCATGGTGAAAGGCGCCACCGCGGGGAACCTGCTGGCCGAGGCCATCAAGAGCGCGCTCACCTGGGCCAAGGAGTTCACCGTCGGTTCGGTCATGATGGCCGCCGAGAATGCCAAAGCCGAGGCCTCGCTCAAGGCGCTGGCCAACGCCCACGGCGTGGGAGCGGCCGCGGCGGCCAAGCAGGTTTCCGCGATCGAAGAGATCGGCTTCGAGTACACCGAAGCCGCGCACGCGGTGCAGAGGTTGATCGTTGCGGACCTGGAGCTGGCTAAGGCCCCGGGCCTGGCAAAACTCGCCAAGGACGCGGCGGCGGTCCAGAACATCGCCTCTGGCGAGGCCCTCGAATCCATCGTGATGGCCATCGAGTCAGGCGCCTCGCGCGGCCTTCGC